TTCGGCAAGTTCTGGGATACGATCTGCATTTCTATCAATCCAGGCTTGTACAAGTGGCACTGCATCTGCTGTGGGATCTTCTTCGGCCATGGCTCCTAATTGATCAAACAATGCATCATCACCAATCAAGTTGTATAACACATCTGTTACATCTTCTGCATCCGGTCCCAATGGTTGCGGTTGGCTCATCCACATTTTGAGTTCATCAATCTGTTCCGGAGTTTCAGGTACTGCCCATGTTCCTTCTACTAATTTACTTGCCCAAGATTCAAATATCTCAGCTTCTTTCATGGCTTGTACTTCCTTTTGGATTCTTGCCAGCATGGGCAATGCTTGCTCTATTCTAGGATCAATGCGTGTTTCAATAAACATACTGCGTAGATCTTCTACAACCATATCCGAATCACTAATCTCTGCCGGTTGCCATGATTCAAAATACTTCTGATAGCCACGGCTATTGGCCATATGTTTTAAATTGTGATTCAGTCGCTGATAGTATTGATCAGTTTCTGTTACTAAACTAGCAGCAGATCCTTCATACACACGACCTTGCTGTGCTCTGCGGAACTGGCTCAGAGTGTTCAGCTGGCTTACTGTTTCTGATATGTGTTGTCCACGGGGGTCGTAAGGATTGCCACCTTGACGCACATGTTCTACCATGGCTCGACCACCAGCCAGTTTACGGAATGGCAAACGGAATCGTTCACCTTCGGCAGTTTCAATAAACAAACTTTCCACATAGCGATAACGCTTGTCACCTTCTACTATGGGCTTGGAATGCTTGATCATGAGTCTAGCATCAGTTGGCTCACCTGAGTAACTGACTTTGCGTGTACCGTAGAAACTTTCTGTCAATGCTGCTTGTCCAGCAATGGCATACTTGAGTCTGCTGATGTTGTCCAAGCTGAATCCACCACGCACTTTACTAGTGCGGATGGCAAAGTTTTTAAGTTGTTCTAAGAACCCTGTTTGTCCTGCTTCCGGATCACCGTACCAGGCTTTTTTATCTTCAGGGTCCATGGTGCGGCCTAGGTTGTCACCAAAGTACACAGTCATACCACCGTTTTGATCCAGTAGAATAACCATGGTCCCGTAGTTCTTGCCAGTGGGACCTACCCAATCAAAACTAAACATGTCTGCTTCGGAGACATCAGGAACACCGCGCTCGTTTACAGCGGGTTTTCCGGTCTTGGTACTGAGTGCGTCAACATCAAAATCACGTGTGATTAAGAGATTGTTGAGTTCGCTTGCAATTGAATTTTGTGCCATATAGTATTTAGTGCATTACAGAGATAAAGGGCATGGGTTCTATCACTTCTTCACCATGATCTCGCATGTGTGTGCTTAGTTCAGCGTAGAAGCTTTGCAGTGTGGTCAGCATGCGAACAGCTAGTATTGTGGCCATTATAAGGTCATCTGTTTCGCCAGGTTTGGCAGCATAGCTAGTACCGTGTGCTACAAAGTTCTTTAGCTCACTAATCAAACTGTTGCTGTTAATTTTCATGCGACCAGTTTCGATCAAGTTTTTTAACTTAGAGCAAGCAGCCAGCTTGGTCTTGTTTGTGGTGTTGTATCCCTTGCGGAATCTACGTGTGCCAGAGCCTGTGGTGTCACTAAGGAAGTAACCTTTGATATTTTCTTCACCCCATTCAGCAATAGAAATCAATGCTGCTTCGCCAATGGTATTGTTTTCTACTGAATAGTAAATGCTTTTGTCATCACCCACTGTATCGTATATGTGTTTGATGATATCTGCTAAAATACGAATCTGCTCAGGTATAGGTGTTTTGTTATGGCGCCATTCACCCACTTGCCGTGTGGTGTTGGCTTCAAAAATTTGTATGGCGCTAGGATCGCCACCCGTGCCCAAGCTAGGATCTAATGCCACAACATATACTTGATCTTTGCGTATGGGCTCAAACCAACGCACTTGCCCAGTTTTGTGTGTGGGATCTCTTCCTTGTAAATCCAACAGTTTAGCAGGGGCAATAAGTGTTTCATCGTTGATAATAAACTCACACCCCATCTCTCGGCGGAATCGATCATCACCCAACTGTGCTCGCATTGAATCGCCCCAGGCTTGATCACGATCAGGATGTTCTTCCCAGTAGCTACGATAGGCTTTGAATCCATTCATGCCCAGTTTAGTAGGGTTGCCATATTCATCTTCACACTTGTTGGCACCTTTCCACAAGTATGCAAACTGATCTTCGTCTGAGTTGGGTGTGCTTGTGATAATAGCTTTACCACCTGTGGCCAGTGTAGGTGCCATAGCAGTCCAAAACTCTGATGCTATAGTAGGACGCACATACGCAAACTCGTCTGCGTACAGTAAGGTAATACTCATACCACGACCAGTTGTTTCTGTCGTGGTAGCTGAAACTATGCGGCTACCGTTTTCAAAGTCTATCGAACCTTTGTTGTAGTTTGTGGCACCTGCTCTGATGTGATCCGGGCATAGTTCATAAGCAAAGCGAATACGCTGCATAATCTCCTGAGCTCCGGTATATTTGTGTGCCGCAATCAGGATGGTAGAGTCTGGCACAAACATAGCGTACCAAAGTATGTAACCAGCAGCCGATGTAGACTTTCCAGTCTGTCGCGGCATCATGGAGATTGAATATCTATTGTGATGATAGGTATCAATCAGTTTCTTTTGGTATTCAAACGGATGATACAGCATCTTGCCCTGTGTGGGATGCTGGATATAGAAGAAGTTGTCCATGAAGTAGTGCGGACCTGTGTCGGGATCAGCACATTTCAAGAACTCTTCTAGTTGTTCTTCTGTGAATTTCTGACGACGGTGTGGTGCCTTGATCAGCACCGTTTCGGTTGCAGTTGCCATAGTCAGTTAGTTATCACAAATCTAACCGCAATTGATTATATCAATTGCACCAGGATGTTTTGGCTTCGCCGTAGTATTCTCGTGCAAATCCATTTTGTATCAACATAGCTCGTAGACTTTGCCCATTGAGTATGACATCGCCTAGTACTCGTCCACCATACTTGTCCCAGTCAATTAAAGTGATCTGTCGTGTGGCTGATGTAGCAATTGCATGCTTGGTAAATGCAGTAGCAGCTTCTCCACGAGCAGCTTCTGCAGGGCATGCTGCACGAAATCCTTTTTCGGGAGTATCAACGCCGTACACACGAATACTGAGTTCTTTCTTGAGTGGCGCGGGCAAAAAGTCTGCTTGAAAAGCCACTGTATCGCCGTCGATGACTCTAGTAATCACAGCATCGTAGGTCACGCTGGGACGTTGCTTAGGTTGTGCCATAGCCAGCACAGGAACGATTAACAAAAGTAGGAGTAGTTGTTTCATTCAATTACATCGGCTAAGTTTCTTAAAAGTTCAGCGATTTTCATAATATGATTACCTTGGATAGCCTTTGAAGCCTTGAACAGGACTTTGATGATTTACCAATGACGGCTCTATGCTGTTTGGCGTACTCACTTGCACTTTTTTATTGGGCAATCCTGCCATTTTTAACGCTTGATCAATTATTGGTTCAACTGTGGAATTGAACCCGGCCACAACAGCATGCTCGCCAAATGCTGCTTCTGCCGACCAGGCGGGCATGTTGGGGATTTTGTCTGCGCCGGCATCGCTTCTGGCACGAGCCAGTGCTACACCAAATCTATATATTTGATACGGATCAGAGGAATTTACACCGGGCAACACAAACACATGATTCATAGGATCTTCTTGCTCCGGTGGCAAAGTTTTTGCTTCAATAATGAACTCTCTAGCTCTCATCGGGGATATCCTTTGAATGCTTTTACAGGGCTCACTGTGCTAGTGCTGGGTATTTCTTGACTGCGTAGATCACCGCTGTTGAGATCTTTGAATTCAGATCCTATGGCCTTGTAAGCCATTTTTAACATGTCGTGTTCTTCAGGTGTGTAAGGTGCTGCAATATCATAACGACCGGCCCAGGATTCACCATCTATGTCAGGAACAAAAGTTCCATCAGTGCTGGCTGCGGCCATCATCACACGATTTAGTTCGTAGGTTCGATCGGCTCGATTAGGATCAACAAATTTGTGTAGTCCCACTGTGGCATAACTTTTTGTTTTGCTGAGTCGTCCTACTTTTTCACCTTCAGCGATAAACTCACTGGCTCGCATGTTAGATACCGTTTGAACCTGCTGTGGCAGATGAAGCTGTGCCCAATGCTGTAGCACTGAATCCTGTTCCTGTAACAATGTTCAAATAGTTGCCTGCACCAACATAGTATTGTTGAACACTATTACCCGGAACCACAATAGCGTTGGCATACAAGTTACCTGTGGGTGTGGTCATTGAGGCATTTGCAGGAACACCATTGGCCTGCACATAGGTCAACTGTACCACTTCGACTTGAAAAGTCACATCAGCATTAGTAGTAGCAAATTCCACTTTGTCTGTGGTCCAGGCCACATTGCTTACAGCGTTCACAACTTGAATAGCCATTATTTGTTATCCTTATTTAGATCTGCCACGCTTACAGGGCGAAACAGATTTGTGGTCTGACTCAGCACTCCAGGAATCATAGCAGGTTGATTACGTACCTCAGAAGGTGTAGGTGCTGGCGGATGTCTTTCCGCCAGTCTACTCATTGTCTCTGCGTAGGTCTGAAATTGATTAGTCATGTTATTACCTAAGTCCAGCGATTTCCATCATGCGACGCAATTCATGATCGCCATCGGACCCCATACGATCATGTTGCCCAGCAATCACAGGAACGGTGGTTTGCCCAGTTGACTTAGGACCGTCCAATCCACCACTATACATCATAGCGTCATCAGTGCCTTCTTGATCTGTGGGCCAATCAGGTTCATTTTGTGTAGCATCAGTGTCGCCATATGCTTCTTGTACTTCATCGCATTCGCAATCAGAAGAACCGCATGCAGGGCATGGCTCGTCGCCGTGGCCGTGATCCATGTCATGTATAGCAGACATGTCATTGTCCATGTTGTGTATAGCAGACATGTCATCGTCCATGTCATGTATAGCACTCATGTCACCGTGTTCTTGAGAGCCAAGTCCGGCTGATTTCAACAGCATGGCTAACTGTAGTGCATCTTCATCTGTAGCAGTAACAGTGAGTGTATTGCTAGGACCTCCGTGTGAATCGTTGTTCATGCTCATGTTTATACTCATAGATTCAGCAATCATTTTTTCAACTTCACGATTCAAACTGTCGTAGATACCCTTGCCGTAACTTACACCGCCACCGGACTTGGGTGCTGCGCTGCCGGTAGCCACTGAACCAGAACTGGTAGTTTCATCAACTTCTTTTTTCTTGTTATCTATTTTGTTTGCTAATTTTTTACCTGGCTCTGCTGCTGTATTTTTAGCCATGTTGTCTCTAGCAGCTTGTATCTTTGCTTTTGATTCTGGACTATTTCTATCAACATATTTGCTATGTGCTTTTTCCTTAGGACCAGAACCTTCTTTTACTTTCTCGTCGTACTCGATATCTTTGGCAACTTTCTTACCGGCACGTTCAGCTTTGCTATCTTCACTGTCACGACGCTTGCCATGGATACCATCTTTTTTCTTCTCGTCGTATTCGATGTCCTTGGCTACTTTCTTACCGGCTTTTTCAGCACGGTTGTCACGAGTGTTGGTAGACTCTTCGTCCATCTCCATGTCGTCGCTGCCTTCATCATCGCCTTGTTGGTTCTGCATGTAGTCATCTACAGCAGTCATCATGCCTTCGATCTTGGCCAACTTAGCTTGTACCCATTCTGGCAAGTTGTCGTTGTCACCAAGAATCTTTTCCAGTGCTTGTGCGTGACGTACCACAGTTTTGATATCGTCCTTGGCCATGGATCCTTCTTGATCGTATTCACCTTGATCTGCTGGATCCATATCGCCTTCTTTGGTCATCAATTTGGATTTTCCAGTATTGATTTTGGCACCAATCTTTTTGCCCATTCCAGCACCAACTGTACGGCGGCCAGCTTGTCCACTTCTTGGCGCATCATCGGCGCCCACATCATGGCCAGCGCCGCTGTAACTCTTGCCTGCGTGATGACGTGTTACACCTGCACGAGTGGTATCGATTCTACCACCTGTGCTCGATTTACGGCTGTTGGGTTCGTCGTCCCAGAAACTTTCCTCCATGTCATTTTTGCGACCTTGGATAGCTTTCTTCATAGCATTAGCTGCTACGTCACCTAGCACTTCGTCAACTTCTTTCTTGGCACCAACAATCCGGTCAGCGAAAGTGATCTTGTCCACAGGAGGTGCTAGTTTAGCAAATGACTTCTGTTTGGGTGTGCGAGGGATGCCGCCGGCTTAGTCCATGTTCTTGTCAAACTTTTTGTTAAACCCGTGAGCTAACTTATGTTGCAGTTCCTCTTGACTCATGCCAAATTGTTGTGCTACTTTTTCAATGGCATATTCTGGTTCCATCTTGTCGTATAACTTATCTAGTCGGGCGCGAATCTTTTGTTCTAGTGAAGAATTTGCACCACCTTCAGGCAAGTTTGGCTCTGGATGTCGTCCATGAACATCTTTGATACTTTGTTTTAAACTGGTAATTTGATCTCTCTTTGGTAGACCTTTTCTTGGGCCTTTTTCTACAGGACTTCCTGTACCCGAGCGCCCAAATCCTTTTTCTAATGGGTCTGTTCTGCTAAACTCATCACCAACTCCGCCCATTCTGCGTTTTTGTCCTGGATCATTTGCTGGACGCTTTTTGATTCCGTAGTCGTCATAGCCGTAATCCATATCATCGTAGTCATCACTGTCACCTTTTTTCTGGGTATACAGTCTGTTTTTATATTTAGGATGACGCCACTTGGCTGCTTCTTTCACAGGATCATCAATGGCTTGTGGAGGATACATCTTTGGTTTCTTTGGAGCAGGCTTTGGTGCCACAGGTGGCTTGGGTGCGCTGGCTTTGGTCGCAGGCTTGGCCGGTGGTGTCCAATCATCCACATGTTGCGGAGTGGCATCAACTTCGGTCATTGAATGCCTTCTCATAGGCTCTGACACACTTTGCTTTTCTCTCTTCATTCTTTGTTTCCACATTTCAACTGCTTGTTTGCCAGCAGCTCGATCTGAGTTACCATCATCGACCCACTTATCAAAATTTGCCAGTAGTTCAGCTTGATGAGGTTCTAAACCAGGATTTTCCTCAATCCAATCAATAAAATTATTTCTAGCTGTGTTTGTTCTTTTATTCCAGTTACCGTTCTTATCTCTGCGAGGAGATAGTAACTCAGGTGGAATTATACCAATATCGCCCAATGTATTTGTGACTTTGTTGTATCCTTTTTTCACAGTATCCATAAAGCCTTCATCCATGTCTTTCTTGGCACTGCGAGCAGCGGACTTCATTGGCTCTTTGCGATTGCCATCCTTGTCAAGATCCAAGAAGTCTGGTTTGCCGCTTTCTTCCACTTGGCCTTTGGCTCGCATTTTTGCCAGCTGTGCGCCAGCGATTCTAGCACCTTTTTCGCCGCCGCCAGTTTTCTTGGCCAATGCAGCAAACCCAGTGGTAGCATTGTTGTGCTTGCCCAAGTCACGCTCATTGAGTTGAGTTCTTAGAACACTGGATGCAGTCGTAACCGGAGCAGCGGCTGCGTTTTCAGTCAGTTGTTGCTTATCAGCCAAGTCGGCCATCTTTTTGTTTAAATCGTAGAAAAAATAATCGCTCATGGTTTATCCTCTTGGTGTTGCGAAAGTAGCAGGCCGTGGCATGCGTTTGACGTCAGTCATTGGACTCTTGGTGTCCTGCTTGATATCATTTGTGGTTTTTGCTGGAGGTGTTTTTCCACCGGCTACTGTGAAATCAGAACGATATGCATTTTGCAATACCGGATGCTGATAAGGATTTGCAGAGTAATCTTTCTTCAATGCTTGCTGTTCAGCATCAGGTGCAGGGTAATCGGTATCAGCAATCAAGTCCTTGTTCTGTGCTCGGATGTCAGACATCTCTTTGTCAATGCTATCCGAATGTGCTTGTGTGATCAGACGGATTCTGTTGGGGCTAAATCCCAACAGTTGAGCCAGTTGTTGCACTTGTGGTTCGATAGCTGGATAACGAAAACTTACATCTACAGATGTGACCATATCATTTTCTGCTTCGGGAAAATCCTTCAGCAGACGTTGTACAGGGGTAGTTTTCTTGCCTGACATTTTTACAATGTCAAACTGCTCGAGTTTTTGTTCGAGATCCTTGATAAAGGTAGGTGGCACATCACCCAGGATTTTGATCCTGTAGTCATATGTTCTTTCGCTTTCTGCAAGATATTGGTGGAATTTTTTCATATCAGTGTCCTATGTGATATTTAGCCTTTTTTGGCATTTGTCTTTCTATCGCCTAACAATCTATCCAGTAATTCATTACGATCTAACACATGACCCTGGCCCGGCTGTGCTGCTGCACCACCATCGGGTTGTTTCATATCTAGATTGGCTTTTTTTAACTGTAGATCAATCATTTTTAACTTCTTGTTGAGTTTGGCTTGTTTGGCTGTGAGTGCATGTCCTAGCATAGCACCTGCTACACTAAAGATTTCAGCAGCAAATCGTGAATCTACATTCATTCCTAGTGACATTAACTCGTCAAACGATTCAGTTGCTTTTTTTGCCAAGTCATCCATCTCTACGTCAGATGCTTGTAAATCTCTAACCATTGGTAACGCAGAATCTATTTTATCAATTGCGTTGTCAATTTCTGCTAATGCTATTTTTGTTTCATCTATATTCAGTGAGTGTTCTTCGGATTCTAATTCGTCAGATCTCGGCAAGTCGAACAATTCTTCTAATTTTTTCATACTATATTTACCGGATCTGTAACTCCGGTAAACTCTTCAGCCTTTGCCGTTGGCAAACATGTCTTGTTCGGTTATGACTCTAAAGTGTATGCCTGCTCGTTTGCACCAGGCCTGTGCTGCTGCCCATTTAGCATAGTTGATAGCAACCACAGCACGATCTCTTGAATTCATCTTGCTTTCGATTACACTTTGATTCTTGGGTTTGATTTCGATCATCTCGGCACGTTGCTGATTACCACGTGTTTGGTATGTGATAAAGAAATCAGGAACGTACATGGAGTTCTTACCAGTTATGGGATTCTTGTAAGGTATGGCTATACTTTCGCTAGCCCATTGCAACACAGCTTTATTGTTGTCACAAAATCGCATGAATGAATGTTCCCAACCTGATCTGTATCTAGGTTGATTTTTGCCCACATACTTTTCTGGGTTGGTTATTGTATACAAACCATTGGCCCATCGACTCATGCTAACACATTCCTTGCAGTGTAATAGTTAGGAGTTACACTGGCACCAATCCCTAACAAAGTGCTGCCACTTCTCAAGTTGTTGAGATAATAACATAGTGTTTGTGTGAGTTGAATTGAATCTTGACCTTGTATGTTTGCCAACACAGTCAGTACCGGTGTACGTGTTTGATCAGCTATTCTAAACAAAGACACAGTAAAGTTTCCTGCTGCAAGATCCGTGGTAAACACAGACTTCATGTAACTGAATACTATGTCATATTCTTCTGCACTTACATAAGTTTCGTAAGCATAGAATTGATCGTAGATTCTAACTGTGAGATCTACGTTGGTGTTGAGTGAGTTGACGGTTCCGCCCATGATTATCTCGTTGGTGGTATAAATGTACCAATTGACGGTATTGGCACTGTCGGTGGCCTTGGGAAAATAAATCCGCCTGAGCTGTTTTGAGCCTGTCTGACTGCGGCCGGGATACTGGTCCTTAATACGCTGTTGAGTGCAGCATTGGCTTCTTCGTTTACAATCGATCGTATGGGAGCATCTTTGAAAGTGTTGTAGGTTGTTCCTGCTTTTTGCACAGCGCCAATGATACCTGCGACACCGCCACTTTGCAAATCTTCTATGATACCAATGCCGGCATCCAGTAATCCGCCTTGACCTAACACAGTTTGTGTACTACCTGGTCTAGCCAAGCTACTACGAACATTATCATAGTATGCAGGATCGGCAAATCCAACCACATTAGTATCTGGTCTGACTCCACCAATGGCACCTGTATAATATTTTACAGTTTCGTATTCAATGGTCATAGAGTTTTGCATGGTACCACTACCTTCACTGTAGTTGTAGGTGTCGTGATCCCAACTGCTGATCAACGGATTGATCAAGGTATAGCTGGCCCATTTGTGTTGATTCATACCGTAAATAGTTATATCTCTAAAGAACGGAGGCTTACCTGAACTTTGATCTCCACCCGAGCCTACGCCATTGCTACCGGCATTGCCTTGATCATAACTTTCACCAACAAATCCCCAGTCGTTGACCACTCGATCGTTGGCATAGATATCTCTAGAGTTGTAACTGAATCCAGGCAATGTTTGAATGGGGCCAATTGATCCATTCTGTGCTGGTGGTCCATATGCTTGATTAGGATCCTTGTAATAATAACTGTAATAGTTATACCACATGTTTCGTATTAAATCACCACCATCATCGTGAAACGTGGTTGTTACAGGCTGATAGTTAATCTTCTTTTGAATAACTCGTTTGCGATTGTATTGATTCAGTACTTCAGTTTCTAGCTTGAACTTGGGCAGTTGAATTGTCTTGACCATGAGCCCAATGGTGGCTTTTTCTGTGCTGTTGTACACAGCAGCCAGACTCGGGATCATTGCAGTGTTGATATTGAAGTAGCAATGGAACAGGAATTTGTTCCGTGGTGCATACTCGTACCCGTTAGTGCGAAAGGTCTTTGAAGCGTGGGCATAATCTTTAAGACCTTGCCCACCAAAAAAGCCTTTGAGGAAATCTTCTCCCCAGGCCATACAGTATTATCCTGTAACTACGTCGTTGACAGTTCTAGCGATAGTGCTACCTATACCAGTTCCGTTAGGCACTTGGTTGGCATTGTCGTAAACAATGGTTATAGCAATCTGCATGGGCTTGCTGTCAGCATAGGCAGTGGTTCCGTAATCCGCATTTGAAAGATAGCAACCATACAGTTCCCATGTTTCTAGCACAACAGGTGTAGCAGCACCGTTGCCACCGTCGAGAACTTCGTAACGAGTGGTAAACTTGTAATCGATACCACTTGCGGCCGACGCCATTTCCAAGAAGTCCATTTGCTTTTGTAGTTGTTCACCAACCAAGCGGCTCACTGCACCCGACGCATCGTCACGTAGATTACATGTGACATCGGTCCATTTGTATTTGCCAGCCAGTTTTAAATCACTGTTGTAGATTGGAATCACGATGGGATCAAAACTCAAGGTAGGACGCTTGAAGTCCACTACTTGTTTAGTAAGTTCTGTTCGGGGTGTGCTTACTCCGAAGTTTTCAAATATCACTCGGAAGCGATAGCTGAGTTTGGGCATGAGCAAGCCTTGGTTGCTCGCGCTTTGATCGCTTGCCAAGGGCACTGTCATTCTTGTTAATGATGAAACGGCCATATTTGTAATCTCCTATGCAGTTATTTACCTCTGTTGAGGCCAAAAGAAATGGGGTGTTTCCACCCCATTTTCTAGTCTAGCGGTATCATCCGATAGAGGTTTGTCGTGCAGTCTGTGAGTTAGAAATAGTACCGGTTGCCTTGAGACGCAATGGAATATAAACAAATTCCACGGCCTTCACAGGTTCGATCGCAATATCTACCCACAGCTCGTTGGCATCAATTCTGGCAGGTGTGTTGTTTGAATCATCACAGATTACCAAGAAGTCATAGATACCACGCTTGGCCACAAGATCAATACACAATCCATTTACCGCATTGGTAATTTCATTTCTAGTGATCTGATCATTGGGTTCAAACAAGAACTGTTTGCCAATTTCTTCCAATCGTCCACGCATGAACGCAACCAGTCGTGCCACGTTGATACGATCCAACGCACTGGTGACACCGTAAATGGTCTTGTTACCAAAGTTGGTAATACCCACACCTGGTATGAATGTGATTGGGTTGATCTTGTTCAGATACTCAATGTCACGTAAACCTTGATTATTACCAATTGTAACAAACTCGCCTGTGACAGAATTGATATAACCAATTCTAGCAGCATTGTCAACCACACCACGGCGTGTTCCGGCAGGTGCCAACCATGGATAGCTAACTGAGTCACTGCGGATAATAGTACGTACCATCATGTGGCTAGGCGCAGTAACTACTGTGCTACCACCAAGATCAGTTGTTTGGCAACTTGGGTAGAATACTGCGGCATACGGAGTACTGGTTGTTAATCCATCTTCTGCAAAAATTCCATTACCACTGTTGTTGGTGGCCCAGGCTGCAATGTCTGTGCCATTTGGTCCTAGTCGCATTGGAGTATCACCTACTACAAATGCAGTATTGTTACGCTCGTTGCTGAGTGCTACCATGTTAGGAATCAATTCTGGGTATGCAGTGCATGCCATCAGGTTGAATTGTGCTTGTTCTTCACGTGCTGTAACGCTGGTGTCGATACCAGATTTCAATGCAGCTACGATCAATGCACGTTGGGCAAAACGTCCCATGTATGGTGAACCGTCGGCTCTGTTACCACTTGCAGTTACCCATGAGTTGGTTTCTAACAAGTCCCAGTACGAAGTCTGTGTAGCTGGATTTTGGTTAGTACCTGCCTGGATAGCCACATACAATACTGCATTGTACAACACTTGATCGCCTACTGCATAGGCTGTAGAACTAGACCATGTCGCATAGCTGAAGCTGCTGGCATTAAAGTAGTCAACTTGGAAACTCTTGACATTGTAACCTGATCGGCGTGTGTTCCACAGCAGCATACCTGCGGGGAACAATGTAGGATCAGGTGCATCCACATCCA